CTAAATGACTAATTTTTTCCAGTCAAGCCCGCGATCATCCCTGTACTGTTCACTCATTGCATCTGTGCTGTGACCTAAAAGTGTTTTAACATCAACTCCCTGTTCTTTATAAAGGCGTGAAGACAGTGAGCGTTGTTCATGGAAGGAGGCTGGAGTGGTACCTTTTGGCCAGTTGATTTTGGCCTCGTTCCTTGCCTCCATAAACATACGCGTAATAGTTCCCTCAGTAACAGGATCTCCGGCATCGATGGTTGAGTGCTTTCTGACGTGGTGAAGCAGATAAGGGCTGATGACACGATCCCTGCATCGCGCGATTACTTCAGAAAGAGATAAGCCTATCGCTTCGCAGCGTAGTGTTAATGGTAAAGCAATTTTTGCACCGGTCTTATTTTGTATTATGTGTAGGTACCCATCCCAAACATCTGAAAATTTAAGATCGACTAGATCACCGCGACGCTGGCCAGTTAATAAGGCAAGTAGCATAGAGTTTTGTAAGCAAGGGGCATATTTTTCAGCCGACTTATATATTAAGTTCCATTGCTCCAGCGTCATTCGGCTGCGCTGAACTTTAGCAATTGGGTTTTTAACGGCGAGGGCAGGGTTATAACCTGGCGGCACCTCCCCCGCATGCTGAGCTTCCTTAAATATGTCTATTAAAACCGCTCTCATTAATTGTCCCATGCGAGCTTTTCCGCTCGATTTATATTCATCAATGATTGTTGCTATGATTTTTGTGTCAACGTCGACCAGACGTAAATGTGATGCTCTCTTTTCAAAGATTAATGCGCATGATTTTCGACTTTTTAGGGTGCTGCTAGATAGTTCTTTATTGTCGACTCGTTCCTGTTGGATTTCGTTATATCGTTTGATCCAGCTATTAACTCTAATTCCCGGTTCTTTCTTTGTGTTTGCTTTTATTGCCATATCAATAAGCGCGTAGGACTGCTGCGTTTCTTGTTCAGCTATAATCCTGTTCATTTCCATTGCTGCAGCCTTCGCGGCGTCAGCATCCAGCCCGAACCCGACGAAAACGCCAGTGACTGGATGTCTGTACTGCCAGTAGATTTTTGAGGTTCTTTTATCTAACTTGCAGTACAGGTTAGGTATATCAATATTGTGTTTTCTGGGACGGGCAGCCATTGAGAGCTTTCTCCACTAACTGGCGGGCCTGATCTGAAATACCTGAAGTTATCTCAACCCTGCCTACCAAACCTATAAACCGAGCATCTTCGTCCACAACCCACCGGCGGCCCTGCTTTATTGCTGGTGGGTAGGTTTGCCTGGTCTTAGCGATCTTATGCAGTGCCGCGCGACTGATCGGCTCTTTAAAACCGTTAGGGCCAGATGCCCATTCATTGATAGCAACAAGCTGTCCCATTGTTACCTCTCCACTTTACCGGCTGCACCCGGTCACTCTTTAAAAATACAGGTCCCGCAACCATTGCGGGCCCAGTCAAAACAAATACCACAATGATCTACTTTTTTACTTCCCGCGCTTCCTGCTTCGGTGCTGCCGAATGATGCCCAAGACCTTCGTCCGTGAATGAGATAATGACCTTTGTTGGGTCGGCGCACTGCGCCTCCTCGCCATGTCGGAAGACAACGAAACTGGTGCCATACATTTCAGCCAGTCGCTCAGCCTCAGCAAGCCAGCCATCCGGGATTGCCGGAGAGTTGCCAGTAATAGCCTCTTGCAGGCGCTCCAGCTTTACAAACTCCTGCACATCCCATCCCATAACTCTGCAATCTGATGCCTCGGCAGCGTCAGTGGAATAAGATGTCGATCTCCCGCCTGGAACTGCAATTCCGTACAGGTCGGCCACTGGCTTGAACTGAGTTGCAGGCAACACGGGCTGGCTTACCTGTTCGGTATTGCCGGACAACTGCTCTGCCTGTTCTGCTGGCGCTGCGCCCGCGACTTCGATTCCCATCCTGTCCAGTGCCAGCAACAGTCCTCGCTCGCTATCGCCGCAATCATCAAGCGTGTCGTTTTATACCGACAACGCGCGCTCAAACGCATCATCCGGCACGCTCGTAACTTGCGGGGCTGCGTAAACAAGCAGTTCCCCGTTATCAATGGGCCATTCACCGTCTTTCACGTAATCAGTGGTGCCGTCTACCTGCTGGTCGATAATGTGAAAACTGCCGATTGGCTTCTCAGCAGCGGCGCGGTACTGCTGTAGCTCGCGGGCTATTGACTCTATATCGCGATAATCGGTCAGCACGGAATCGTCGCAGACCTCAGCGCGGGCGATGATTTCAGCGAGCCGTTTCGGTGATACGCGTTCGTTGATTGCACTCATTGCTGTTGCTCCTCACGCCAGTCTATTGGGCGAACGTCTTTAAGCAGACGCGAGTTCCCCTCTACTGTGATGAAAATACGATGGTATGCCGCATCGCCATCAAGGCTGGGTTTAATCTCGTAATCAACTACACGGCGAGGCACCCACTGATTAATACTTGCGAGATGGATAAGCACGTCGCATCCGATAGGGGGAAGTTGATTGCCGTCCCATATTTGTTTAACGCCCATATCCCTCACCCCTCCACCGTTACGCCGCTATCCGGCTGGTATTTTTCGAACCAGAACACCACGGGCTTTTCGATAACTTCGACGAGCCCAAACCGTTCCGCTGTGCGGAAATTTACGGATGTTTTCAGTGCTCTCCCGGCCTGCATAGCTATCTGGTTTCTGAATTCCTCAATGTCGAAAACAGACTTAAACAGATTGCATGGGGCGCATGACGGAAACAGGTTGTCGTAATTGTCATGCTGAGGGCGAAACACCTCGCCGGTCTGCCGCAATTTCCATTTGCCTTGCTGTCTTGCCTGCTCATCAATTTCCATCTTGCGATAAACCGCTTCAACGTGGTCAGCATGCCAGCCCTTTTCCGGCAACTCGCAACCGCAGTAAGCACAGCGACCGCCAAATTTCATACGCAACTCGGCGCGCTGTTTTTTAGTGAGCGCCATCGTTAGCCCTCCACCGTTAAATTGATACCTGCAACTTTCAGCGCGTCAGTAAGCATGATCCGGTATGCCTTCAGCATGGCTTCACGCACATTGTCTGTGCTGTAAAACGCCTCATGAGCGCGAAGCATCGAGTCCAGTGAAGGCTCGCATTGGGCCAGTTGTTCTGCTGTCATGGTCATTTCACACCGCCAGCTGTAATTGAAAGTCGAACCGGTCTCGTTTCTCGCAGTACGCGAGTGAGCCGGGGCTGTTATGTGACTCGATCCGCTCAACCATCAGCGCGGCGCGCGTCTCTTTGCTTGCTGGCGCGTATGCTCCTGACCAGGCCTTGTCGATGCCGATATTCCTGGCAACGTTCGTACTGTCGGCGCTCGCGAGGGGCAGTTTGGTGAAAATTAGCGGGTTAAGCATCCGCAAGCCGTGCAGCTTAGTAATCGGCTGGCCGTGATCGTCAGTGACGTGGCGAATCAGGTCTTTCATCCGCGCCACGGCGAGGTTTGGGCGTTTAACGTCGTAGTCACCGCAACTACCGATTGCTACGCGCGGATATTCATTGCAGAGCCTGATAAAACGCCCATCGGATTCGTTCATGTGCCAGACCGGAACGCCGAAAAACGCGCCGTGCGGCCACTCATCCAGTAGCGACTCGTTCTCGTCCTCGCCGCCGTCGATGACGTCAGGAATGATCGCAAAATCAAAGCCAGGGTGGTTTTTCCATCTCGCGACGAACTCGTAATAATCACTCCAGTCGATTTTGTTTTTTCCAGCTGCTTTCCATGCTGTGAATGCGCCGTTGTCCAATGCGAATGACTGACAGTATTCAGATGCCAGATTTATCTGGCCGGCATGGGCGAACGAGATGAAAGCATGCCTCGCTCGCCACGCCTTTAGCGCGCAGGTGTCAGGGGTTATTGGCCCGCCGTGGTAATGGATCATACCTGGCTCCCGCGAAGCTGTGCTGCCCAATCGTTTAACGCCTGCTCTGCGTATTCGCCTGACAGACCGTCTTCCGGCGCGGTGGCCAGTTCTTCTTTGGCTCCCAGTACCGCCTTAACCACGTCGTAAACTTCTGCCGTTGGTTTATCGATGAATCCGTTGTTGAATGCGGCAGCAAGGCGGGCGGCGGCAAAGTTAACGCCCTCGCGTCGAGCCCGCGCCAGAACTTCAGCCAGGAATGCGTCGGTGGCCGGCACCGTGTTAGCCAACTCCTTCTCAGCCTCACTTTGATGTGCGTCAGTGAGTTTGTTGGTGTAGGTGTAAGTGATACGGTCACACTCACGAGCCCGGCACAGTACCTGGTCGCGCAAGTAAACGTTGTCAGCATTCACGGCATCACGCTCAGCCGTCAGCGCATCACGAATTTTTAGTGATTCACACAGCGCGGCTTGGGTGGTATCCAGTCGCTCAGCCAGATCCCTGATTAACTGTGACGATGCCTTGGGCAGGTAACGTGCTGCATGGTATGCCGCGTGGATTAATTCGCTGATGGTCAGGCGCATTTCCGGATCTCCTCCAGCTCGTTGAACCGGGCCATGAACATGCCATAAGCCTGACCAGGGCGAAGCGGGATGATGGTAAACATATCGGTCGGCGGGATTCCCTCAAGTACCGGCCATACGGTACCGTCATCAATATCCAGATCGCGGCGTTCGGTACCGAGCATGACAAGGTCGGCGTATTTAACGGTCGGGTGCTGGTGGGCAGGTAATCCGAACTTCGCGCGGATCACGCTATCCACATAAGCCTCAACGCGTTGGTAATCCGGCAGCAGGCGTTTAAGCGGTGCCGGGATGTCCTGGCAATATGCCTCAGTAAGTGCTTCAAGGGCGAACTCTGCCGGCACGAGCTGGCTGACCAGCACCGAGTGCTGCGCCACGCTGTAGAACTCCGGCAGGTGGCCGGCAAAGCGGCAGATATGGGAAAGGGCAGTAGCGATATCCTCGATCACGATGTCGTCGTGCTGAATATCGGTGTAGTTAATATGTTTCCCGGATAGTGTCTGAATATATGGCATTACGTGTTCTCCTTTATTTCGCGCTGCACCGCGCCTGGATTTTGGTTGAGCGAATCCCTCGCCGAAGGGCGATAATTTGAATGGTTTCGCTTTAATAAATACCCCGCCTAACGAGGCATTTAATGAAACGGGCGGCTGCCACCGCCGGTTAGTTCTCCACACAACACAAAAGAGCACCTGCGGCTGCAACCGCCCGGATGGATTGGGGAATGAGCCCGTCATTTGGTGATGCTCTTGTGTGTTGCGTAAAAAAGAGCGGCGCCCTCGCGGAAAATAAAAAAGGCTCAGACGCCGCCAACTACTGCCTACTACCACGCTTGCTGTTTTTACCGTTTCGACTGTGAAGTACCTTTGCCAACCAGAACAGAACTAGGACTTTTGGTATTTCCCAAACACAAGGATTTAATTAATCTGTTAACTCGCTGTTAACATAAGGACTTAACATGTCAAAAACGGACGATATTCCGGTCTTTCCTGTTACTGGTTGGCAAGCTAAGCCGTTGCCTGGCTACGATGCGCTTGCTATGAAATTCGAGTTCATACCTTCACTTTTGCAACCAATTGAATCACCGAGGGAAACGCAATTCTTCGCTCTTACTCCGGAAATGGCCGAGAGCCTGATTTCTGAGCTACAAAAGCATATTGAGAGTTTGAGAAAGCCCAATGTCGGTAGTCCGTTTAAGAGCAGGCACTGACAGATAATGGCTTTGTTAACTCACTCTCCCCAAAGCGCCTGAAGTTAATGGCGCTTTGTCTTTTTGAACCCATATGTAAATTCCCAACGTTCCGCGAATCATCCGGTCATTCATACGCCACCGGCGGCTACTTCGTGGGCGTCCTGCCTGTTCGCTGTTGATGGATTTAATGTAGGATATCTTACCTTTCGGTGTCAATATCAAAAGTAGGAAAACTTACATTTAGGGGCGAAAAAAAGCCGCAGAACGCGGCTTAGTACGAAAGGGTTAGAGATCTGTGACAACCTGTCTTACGACGCCCACTAATCTGCAGTTGCCGTTGACCTCAAGCACTCGATAGTTGGGATTGAGTGGAACGAGATACTTAAGAGGGCCATCAATAACAAACTTTTTTAACGTTGCTTCCGTTGATCCGTCAATCCTTGCCACAACAATCCGTCCGTTTACTTCGTAAGGGCTGCCGTAGTCTGGATCAACGATGACAAGAGACCCCTCTGGAATACTGGGGGCTCCATTCGGATTAGTCATTGAGTCACCACGAACGCGTAATGCAAAGCCTTCATCAGAGATGCTGGCTGTAGTGAATATCCATTCGTGGATATCATCTTGAGTTACAGACATTCCGGACTCAGTCCACTCACCAGCTTGCACCCACGACAAGACAGGGATCTGCTTAACTCCAAATTTATCTGTTGGTCGCATGACTGGTGCGTCACTTTCTGGATCTCCAGCACCATCAATGAGCCATTGCGGGTTGCATTTTAAAGCAGCGGCAAGCGCCTGAAGGTTTGAGCCGCCAGGTGCATAATCACCAGATTCCCATCCAGTTACTGTTACTCGATTAACGCCGACAAGTTTCCCTAAAACAGCCTGAGTTAACTTCAGCTCTTTTCGGCGCGTACGGATGCGATCATTCATTTTCATGTAGGCAATCCTACCATCTTTTGAGGTAGGAGTCCTTGACCTCCATATGTAAGATATCCTACTATCGCAGTGTTCCCAATAACTACATGAGAGGGCTGTATGAACAAAGATGAAGTGCTTTCCTACTTTGGTGGCGTAAGCAATTTGGCAAGGATTTTAGGTATTTCTCACGCATCTGTTTCTGGCTGGGGAAACGTCATTCCTAAAGGCCGAGCTTTTGAAATCCAGACCATAACGAAAGGCGCGTTAAAAGTTGAGCCCGCACTTTACTCAAAGCCTAACGAGACGGCGGCGTAACAGTAACCACAGTAAGAAGGGTTTAACCGTGGATAACAAACACTGGCAAGTAGAAAAGCAGCCCGCCTGGCTGGTGGCTGCAATCAAAAAGACGATCTCAAGCCTGCCCGGTGGCTATGCCGAAGCGGCTGAATGGCTGGGCGTAACCGAGAACGCCTTGTTCAACCGACTGCGCACAGACGGCGATCAGATCTTCCCGATGGGCTGGGCGATGGTTCTTCAGCAGGCCAGCGGTACCAAGCATATAGCCGACGCAGTTTCACGCCAGTCGAACAGCGTGAACGTGCCGCTGGTGGAAATAGAGCAGGTTGATAACGCCGACATTAACGATCGCCTGATGGAATCCATCGAGTGGATTGGTCGTCACTCGCAGTTCGTCCGCAAAGCGACAGAGGACGGGGTGATTGACCAGGCAGAACGGGAACAGATCGAAGAGAACAGCTATCAGGTCATGACGAAGTGGCAGGAGCATTTAACGCTGCTGTATCGCGTTTTCTGTACGCCAGAAAAGAGTGACGCCCGCGAGTGTGCAGCTCCGGGCGCCGTGGCGTGTCGTAATCAGTGGAGAACTAACGCAT